GGTATCTCTATGGCTAAAATCCCAGCGTGGTCGTACTCGTCTATAAAGTTATTTGAGACGTGTCCTAGAAAGTATCAAGCAGAAAAAGTGACAAAAGAAGTTGCTTACAAAGATACAGACGCCACAATATATGGGAAAGAAGTTCACAAAGTTGCAGAAGATTTTTTAAGCGGGGAAATTTCAGAAATACCTCCAAAGTATAGTTTTATTCAACCTTATTTATTACGCCTTCAAGCCTTCCCCGGCGAAAAGTTTTGTGAAATTGAACTAGGAGTAAAGAAAGTCGATGGGCAGTTGGTGGCATGTGGGTTTAAAGATCCTGAAGTTTGGTTTAGAGGTATTGCTGATCTGGTTATTATCAATGGCGATATGGGCTGGGTTGTAGATTATAAAACCGGGAAGAATGCGAAGTATGCGGATACTAGGCAGTTGGCTTTGATGGCAGCGGCATTGTTTCTTAAGTACCCACAGTTAAAGAAACTTAAAACATCTTTATTATTTGTAGTGTCTAAGGATTTCATCAAAGAGAATTTCCATGCCGAGTATGGACTCAGCATCTTTTCGGAGTTAGAGGGGCTACTGAAGCATAGGGAAATCGCATACAATACGGGTACATGGAACCCGCGCCCTAATGGTCTTTGCCGGAAATGGTGTGCGGTAACGAGTTGTCCGCATAACGGAGATTAAAATGCCAATTCCTAAAGAACAGCGCGACTATGCGCATGAGACCAAGCTAGAAAAAAAACGCCCCGGTGCGCATGACGCCCGCATGGAACGCCAACGTGCGCGTAGAGAATTAGATAAGAAAGGAGTCAACCGCAAAGGAAAAGATATTGCACATAAGAAAGCCCTCGCCAATGGGGGATCTAACAAGGACGGATTCACGTTACAGGCCCCTAAGACCAACCGGAGTTTTCCAAGGAAGTCGAATCATAAACCCGTAAAGTGATTATAAAGAGCAAGGCAGTCAAGCAACTTGCAAAAGATGCGGGCTTGCCGGATGAAGTGGCCGAAAGATATTTTGATGCCCTATGCGAGTACACGTTCCGTGTAGCAAAAAGAGAACGCAAGTTCTGTCGGGATAAAATAAGGTCTTGGCAGTTCTCCCGGGATGCGGGAAAATGTGAGTTGTTTCAGGTGTTAGCTGAAGACGTTGACGAGTACGATTTAATTTAAGGTTTCTCCGCGACCTACGCGGATGATGTGAGGATATATGGAAATTGTACAGAACCGCGCGTTGGTTTTATGTACGCGCAATCCCGATAGGGTGACTGAGGTTATCCCCCAGTCTAAAATTGTTGAAGAAGTTACAACGCCCAATGGTACCGGGTACCGGGTAGCTGTTAAGTGGTCCTTGCAAAACGCAAAGATCCTGCAGAACCTAGGGTTTAAGAAAGTGCCGTCGCCCATTGAAGGTCAGTACGACTGGCCGGGTATGTATCAACCGTTTGCGCACCAGAAAGTTACGTCGGGGTTCTTGACTTTGCACCAGAGGGCCTATTGCCTAAACGACATGGGTACTGGGAAGACCTCAAGTGCTGCATGGGCAGCTGACTATTTGCTGTCTAAAGGCATCATACGTCGGGTGTTGGTGATTTGCCCCCTGTCTATCATGGACTCGGCGTGGCGTGCAGACTTGTTTAAGACCGTGATGCACCGTAGGGTAGACATAGCCCATGGATCCAAAGACAAACGGATCAAAGTCATCAACTCCGACGCTGAGTTTGTGATTATTAACTATGACGGTGTAGAGTCCGTACGGGATGAGATTGCAGTTGCGGGGTTTGATCTTATTATATGCGATGAATCGTCGGCGCTAAAAACCGCAACAACTCGGCGATGGAAAATCATCAATAGTCTGATTAGACCCGATACGTGGTTGTGGTTGATGACGGGTACTCCCGCTGCCCAAAGTCCTATGGATGCGTACGGGTTGGCTAAAATGCTGAATCCTAAGTCTGTGCCTAGTTTTGCAGGGGCCTTTAGGGATAAGGTCATGTTTAAACTCAGTTCGTTTAGGTACATCCCCAAACCTGAAGCGCAGCAAATTGTTCACGAGGTGCTACAGCCCGCCGTGCGGTTTACAAAAGAAGAGTGTTTGGATTTACCCGACATGACTTATAACGAGCGCACGGTCCAAATGTCTGTGCAACAAGAAAAATATTATAAGCTACTGCGCAAAGAACTGTTGATCCAAATGGCGGGGGAAGAAGTGACGGCACTCAACGCTGCTATACAAATGAATAAGTTGTTACAGATTTCTTCTGGCGCTGTGTACTCAGATACGGGCGAAGTGGTGGAGTTTGATTGCGCGCACAGACTGTCAGAAATGACAGACGTTATCCGACAAAGTAGCCACAAAACTTTGGTGTTTGCCAACTTTAAACACGCGATATTAACAATCCGGAAACATCTGGATAAAGAAGGCATCACATGTAACATCATACAAGGGTCGGTAAGCGCCAAGAAACGTACGGAAATCTTTGCGGATTTCCAACAAAAACCGGATATACAAGTACTTATAATTCAACCTCAAGCCGCATCCCATGGGGTTACACTTCATGCGGCTAATACCATTGTGTGGTTTGGGCCTATCACCAGTACAGAAACTTACCTGCAAGCCAATGCCCGCGTGTACCGGGCGGGGCAAAAAAACCCATGCACCGTGGTGCATTTAGTAGGCAGCGACGTGGAACGTAAATTGTATAAAGCCTTAGAGAACAGGACTTTGGCTCAGAACACGCTGTTGGCTATGTATAAAGAGGCGATTGGCGCTTGACAACTATGTAAGATTCAGGTATTATAACACTACGCCGCTAATGTAGCGGTTGACTGGAGGAGTTATGGACGTTAAGGCAGATGTGTTGATTAAGGCTTATATAAAGATACGGACGGCGCGTAAATTGCTGGATGAGCAGTTTAAGTCAGAAGATGCGGAATTAGCTAGACAGCAGGATATGATCTCTGAGAAACTGGCAGATCTTTGCGACATGGCGGGGGTAGAAAGCCTCAAGACCCCCTTTGGATCTGCTACTCGAGGTGTCAAGACGCGCTATTGGACTTCCGATTGGGGAAGTATGTATGAGTTCATAAAGGAGAACGACGCGTTGCATTTACTAGAGCAACGAGTGCACCAGACCCACATGAAGGCATTTTTGGATAACCACCCAGACTTGCATCCCATAGGTTTGAACACGGACAGTAAGCACGTTATGACTGTGAGGTCAAAATGACCGATAGACCTGAGTACATTGCTTCCCTCGCAATGGCCGCAGAATTTCTGGGTGTAAGTAGGATGACTATTTACACGTGGAGGAAGGAGGGTAGACTTAGAGAATACCGCTTTGGGCCTACGAAGCGTGTGTGTTTTAAATGGGCTGATCTGGAGGCGCTTCGCGCTGAACGGGATGCTGAAATTGTTCGACAAGGAGTAAGAAAATGAGTGATATAGCGATGTTTAAAGATGGCTCGACCCTACCTGCTTATTTGCAGAATGGGGTTGATGATTTCACCCGTAATTTGGCTAGTAAAATGGGTGGGGGTAAGCGTATCTCTATTAAGGGCAGCGTTTTCCGCATGATTATTGACGGTAAAGAAGTGGCTACCAACGAAGACCGCGCTATGGAAGTAGTGATTGTCAACGTAGCCGAGCACAACAGCCGGTCGTACTTTTCCGGGGCTTATCAGGAAGGCCAGAATGCTGGTCCTGATTGTTTCTCTAATGACGGCAAGACCCCCGATCCACGCGCTGAAAACGTACAGTCTACTAAGTGTGATGGGTGCCCTATGAACGTCACCCCCGTGGGTGGTAAGAGTCGCCCCTGCCGGTACAGTCGCCGCCTTGCCGTTGTTATGAGCAACGATATTGCGAATAGCGATGTGTATCAGCTGACCCTCCCTGCCCAGTCTATTTTTGGTAAGGGTGAAGGTAACAAAATGCCTTTCCAGCAATACATTGACTTCCTTGCTAACTGGGATAAGGGCATTCCCCTTCGGGCGGTGGTTACGGAAATGCGTTTTGACACCGGATCAGCTACGCCCAAGTTAACCTTTAGACCCATTAAACCGCTCTCTGAGGATGACTATTTTGCGGCAGTTGCTAAGGGTAGTACGCCTGAGGCCATCCAAGCTGTTTCATATAATCCTGTTCCAGCGCGTAGGGAAGCACCCACAGCGGACGGTTATGCGGCCAAGCCTAAGGCTATCGAAGCCCCCGAGGAAGAAGCGGAACCTGTTGTTAGAGATAAGAAATCCAAGGCAGCTCCTCAGGATCTTAATTCTGTGATTGCGAATTGGGGCGAAGACGACTAAGCTCGTTCTCCGGCTTATGGGGGACCCCGCCTCCTTGGGGTCCCTTTCTTTTCTATAACATCGCAGGGTCTGTATGATAATAACAAGGAGTGAGTTTTTTAAGAGAGTCCTGCCGTCTACAGGATACTTTTGTCTTGTGGGGTTAATGCACGATAAGTCAGAGGCAGCCATACAGGAGCTCTACCCCATTAAAGAGGCTATTGACGGGGATTTAGATGCCCGGATTCTGGAGCTTCAGAACGCCTATCGAGAGGTGTATTACTGTTGTGCGACGTTAAAAACTATTAAAGGACGGCGCACAGCTAAAAATTCAGACGGTTACAAGTGCTTCAGAGCCGACATAGATTGCGGCCCTGCCAAAGACTACGGTTCCCATAAGAGGGGGCTTGAGGGTCTACAAAAATTTCTGGACGCGACAGGCTTGCCTGCTCCTATGATCGTCAACTCCGGTGGGGGTTGGCACATTTACTGGACCTTAGATAAGGTCATCGACTACAACACATGGAAGCCGCTGGCTGACGCCCTTAAGGCGGCTACGGAAACCCTAGGTTTCAGGTGTGATCCCTCAGTCACTGCAGAGGGTGCGCGAATCCTGCGCATACCGGGGACCCTTCATCAGAAGGACCGGGAGAATCCCAAAACAGTAGAAG